TTGATTTTTGTCTTTTTAGTGGGCTTTGTTTCAACTATCTCATTCGCCTTCTCAGCAGCCTTCTTATCTTGTAACTGTACAGCTTCAAACCTCTTCTTCAGGCGTGGTTTGATCTCTTCTGCATTGAACCACAATTCAAGTCCATTCAATACCTTGTCCATCTCAGCCTTTGTCAAGAACCCTTCATATGCATCTAGCATCAGCTTCTCACACTGCTTAATGGTAAAGTCTGTGTGTGCCTTGACTGTTGGTGTGTTACCTGATGAGCCAAATGAAGCAGTATGGATCATCATGTAGGCTGTATCGTATACATGGACAGCATGGCAATACATGGAGATGAGGGATGCAGCAGAGTGTGTAGCACCCATTAGGAATGCTGTAACCTCTGCCCGCGATGATAGGATACCTGAGATGATGGCACCTGCAGTATCGAGGTGGCCACCGTTTGAGTTGATAAACAAGTGAATCTTATCGTTCTCACCAGCATTTATCAATAGAGATATAAGCTCTCTATACTTGTTTGGTTCATCAATAGTAGAATCAAGGAATACTTCATGTGTCCTATATACTGATTCAATCGTATTAATATGTACATTGTTTAGCAGTCCGCCAAATATATTAGGGACATTTTCATCTGCAAGTTTTACCATTATCAACTCTTTCTTTTATAAAATATGTGATTCCCGATTACTGTAGTTACTCGTACATTTTTCCATCCAGGCTTTACTTCTTTCGTGTGAAAGAACATAGCTCCCTTTGTTACGTCTTCTATCTTTTCATAGTTCATGTATGCATATGTAGCTACAGCTCTTGCATGATCGAATACTTCTTTCTCATGCTTTGTATATCTATATGCTATAGCTTTAGTTCTTTTATAGTCATCACACCACCAACTAAATTGACACGTCTCTTCAAGCTTTTGTGTCATGGTACCACATATAGAACTCGGATATCTTCCAGAGTATACGCGGTTCAATGTAACCATTGCTACTGCTATTTGACCCTTAGTAGGTTCATAACCTGCCTCATAGTACACGTTTTGAGCTAGGCATTCTACTTGTTTCTTTTCTGACTTAGTCAGGACTTTTATCTTATCATATAGTGTTTGTGTATGTGCAAGATTAAAACTGCACAGGTAACATATAGCCAATATTGCGGCGAAAGTCTTTCTCATGGGGATATTCTCCTTGCGATTAGTTACTTAGCTTTTTATGCGCTTAGTAGTATTATACTTTAGGTGTTAATTAAAGTAAATTTAATTTTTTAAATTGTTGACGAAGGTCAACTAATTGATTGATGAAGCCCTTACGCTTCTGTTGGAAGATTTGTGGTTTTGCATCGTCTACTCCTATGATTATCGTTAAGTCTGGAACTTTAATTCCTGTAAGTTCCTCGAACATAACTGAATAAGCAGTTGCCTGTATAAAATAATTATCTATATTGTTAATATCTTTGGGTCGTTTGGATGTCTTAAAGTCAATGACACTAAGGACTCCATCAAACTCACCGATACAGTCAACAGTTCCTGCCAATTGTAGTTTATCGGAATATAACTTGCTCTCTAGAGCATGTATATTGTCTATCTTATCCACGACTGGTCTTAAATCATTCCACATCTCAGTGTCGAACATGTCGGCTTGAGTTGGATTCCCTAATAGGAAGTCCTCACATAGTCCATGGATACGAGTACCACGACCGGAAGCCAGTGATGATACTCTATTTGCCTCTTTTTCTCCAACTCTTTTACGCCATTCGACGATGAATTGTTTATTCAAGAGACCTGTTACTTGTGTTACACTAGGATATTTATCTCCAGATGGGGTTTGATATACACGACCCTGATCTGAATCAATCCGTTGCAACACTGGAAACTCATGATGTATAAAGTTCTTCAATTATTTTTTATCTGCGTACTTTGCCTTTAATGTTGGCTTCTTACGGTTAGGATCTTTCTTTACTGGTTCTGCAGCAGGTTTTACTTCCTTTTTAACTGCAGGCTTTGCAGCTGGAGCAACTTTCTTTGCTTCAACTACAGGTTTTACTTTAACTGGTTCGGCAGCACATACATAAATCGTATAGCTTAATAAACCAAATGCTGTTGCGATCGCAATTAATTCGTTTTTATAATTCTTTAACATTTCCGTCTCCTTTAATAAAATTAAACTTCACTTCTGGATGACTCTCGATCATCCTATTAAAATTAAGTCTCCAATCTGGCGACATATTCATACTGTCTGAATCTATGAAATTCCTGGTATAACTCTTATCTACGGTGTTATTAAGTACATTACCTATAGTGAATGCATCCGCACCGTATATATCTATGTCTGTATATCCAAGCTCTACTGCTTTAAGGCAAGCTAAGTTACCGCTTGATAAACCTTTATAAGTCTTTTGTATAATGCCTAAACTATCAAACAATTGCTTTGCTCCAACTTGTTCAACATATTCCCATACATCTTGACTAAAATATACCTTACAGTCTATGAGAGATATATCTCTAATCAATACTTTGACCAACTGCGGGTCTAGTATCACAGTGCAGTCAACCTTCGTCCAAGGAATATTGCAACCTATACGGTATGCGTATTCTTTATTAGGATCGTAGGCTGACCGACTGGGACCATTACATAGTACCGCTACTTTCTTATTATACATCAGGTCTTAATTAAAGTACAATTAAGATTCAAGGATTTCAATTGCATGATTATAATGTTTGATACGGTCTTCTAAACCAATGTATCCACCATTGATAACCTTTGTCATCCCTTTGATGTCACTTGCATCAGCATACTTATTTAGTTTGTTTTTATTCCAAAACCAAAGTGCTGAATATAAGGAAGTTGGTACGTCATCTGTCACGAGGTCAGGATCATTTATCACGGTTTCAGGATCTTCAAAGAAGTCTGTAGCAAACGCTTGATAGTTAGCCTTACCTGTTAGTTGAATTGGACCACGTCCTCTGAACTTATAACCTTCGCCTGACGCAGTATCTCCGTTACCCATACGACTTGCATATATTACATTAGCGATCATTTCAGGTTTACGATGATATGGAGCAGAGTCTCTACCAGCTGCAGCAAAGTACTTACCAAATAGCTTGTTCAATGCATCAGCAGAGTAGTTAAGGTTTTCTTGCAGAGTCGTGAAGTCCGCGGATTCATGAGCACACTGAGCTACAAAAGCTGCAACGCGTTTTGCAGTAGTTACTTCAAATTGAGGTAACTGCACAACCATCGCTTCATACCACTCATGTACGTTCTTATTGCGAGTGAGAATCTTGCCTAGTTTTTGCTCAGTAAAATCGAATTCGAAAGACATTATTTTTTTGCCACTAATCCAGCTACTTTAGCCCATACTGCTTTAGCTAATGCTACTGATTTATCAACGATTAGCGTTGCTTTTTCTGGGTGTTTAGCACCAAGATGAGCGCCTACTAAAAATACAATAATGTTTGTTAACATGTGTTTCTCCTTTATTAACAGCTGAACTTATATTGCTATGGGGTTCAGCAAGGCCCATATTTAAATATATTTACTAGTCTTATTTAATGTACTTCCAGGAGTTTTCTCATGGATACGTTGTAGTACTTCTTTAAATCCGTTATCAGCTTTGTGAATACCTAATCTAACTGGATCAATGAGTGGAGTAAGACCTGTGATTAATGGTTCAAGATTTGGATTAGCTTCGAGGAACTCTGCCTTTGCAGCGATACTCATCACTCTCTCAAATACCTCACCAGTATCTTTATTTCTAAAATCATATGTTGGCATAATTTTCCCCTGTAGTTTTATTTATAAACTCTGGGACTTGCCTTTTCTTCCAAGAGAACATTCTTTGCTTCTCGCCATTATAATAGTTCCTATATGACTGCACACCATCACCTTTTACTTTGTATTGATCTGGCATTGCTGGTGTTGGGTCTGTAAAATGATCATGTATTATACTGTTAGGAATTTGTTTTAGTCTTGCTACAAGACCTGATGATTCGCACTTATGAACCTTACCATAACGATACGTATATTCTTTACACAGTTCGTTTAGTAATACCCATAGCCACGTATAGTTTTCTGATCCGCTTCTGCACCATACTGCAGATGGGTGATTGACATGTGTAGCACTATAAAGTACATCATTACGATCATCTGATAATATCCAGCGTTTAACGTTACGACCAGTTATAGTTTTACCTATAACTTGATCACCGTCTAATACTCGATGCGCAGTAGATAACAGTTGACAAGACTCGAGTATCATCTTGACACAGTGTTTATCTACGTGGTATTCTGCTGCTTTGGTCGGATTACGATCTAGGTAAAATATATTCATCTTCGATTTTAGGTAAGAAGTGTTGATGTTCCATTAACCACTTCTTAATTTTGACTGCACCCTTTTGTTCAAGTTTATAGGCCTCAAGTTCCCAGGGCTGTCTACGATATATGTATCTATGATTATCGTTTTCATACGTAAGGTATTGGATCCTAACATTATATTTCAATTGACCGGATATAAATTGCCGGGCATGGACTAACTCATGTGCTATAGTCTTACATAAGTTAGATGTATTCTTTGCGTTAAGCTCTATCATGATGTCGTCATCATATTCCTGATCACAAGAACCTAACATCTCATCAGTCTTGTAATTCTTAAAGAAGAATGTATACTTAACATCCTTTGCTTTTTTTGGAAACTTAGAGGATATATTTTTGATGAGAGTCTTTTCAGCAGCTATACATTGCTTTATAAATGTAGTTAATCTACGTGCAGACAGGCGTCTTACTGCTGGGGTGCAATAGACCGATATCTTATCCGTTTTATAAAGTAATATTTGTCTTATCATATCTAATATACTATCACATCCTTTAATTAAAGTACATGCTAACATAACTTACTGATTATAAAGACAATTTAAAACACACCCAGGCTCATGAAATACCTGATATATAGCTTACTATCTATTTATGTAAATTTATGCTTTGGGCGCTGCTGGTGCGATGAACCCAGCTTCTTCTACAAGCTTACGAGTGATCTTTTTATATAGCTTAGGTATCTTTTGGTCCTTGATAGCTATGATTAATTTAGCCTCAGAAGGATGTACAGATTCTAATAAAGATATGAATAACGCTTCACGCTTTATAGGTTTTAAGTCTTCTCTAAGGAATATGTAAAAGCGTCTAAGTTCCTGTGTAAGGATAGCTGGATTCATGCCAATAGGTGCTGCGTCTTCTCTATAAGGAGGTTCATCCTCAGGAAGTTTAAACTTCTTCTCAGGTAAGAAAGCATATTCAAATACTATCTTAAGCGCCGTATTATTCTTATACTTAGTTGATAATAACTTGGGATCTTTATTGATCTCTTCAAGTATCTCTGGTAAAAATGTTGTTGCCATATTAAAAGTCCTCTATCTCGTCTAATAACAGACGACATTGGTTTTTGATTAAATATTCCATAACAGAATTCTTGTCACCTTTAGGTTTAGTATTCTCATAAGTATATATGATGATTTTAGCTAATTGTTCAGGTATGAAGTCAAAGTTAACTAACTGTTGATTGCGCTGATAGTTCCTCTTCTCTTCATCATTCTTACACGCTTCAATGCCCTTTTCAAAAAATTCAGGGAGCCTTTTCGCCGAGAAGGGTTTCTGCCTATCGCCTGAAACAAATACATCATCTTTTGAGAGGATATTAGGTATACCATCCCCTGAGTCTCCCTTGACGATGTGTTGAATCGTGTATTCTTGTACTTCTTTTTGGGATCCCTCAACGAACTTATGTTGCATAGGTGACCATTGGCGGACATTCTTATTCCTTTGCAGTTGGATGAAGTCCTTATCTGATGAGACGATCAATACCTTTTGTGGTTCGGGAAATAGACCGTTCTGTTGTAATAGGTTTTCTTGTGTAAACTCTGTAAGTACCGCGATGATATCATCGGCCTCTGCGCCTTCATTGATGAGTACTTTATAAGGAAAATGGTCGATAAGATCTTGTCTTAATTCAGAAAGTGTTTCAAATATAAACTTCCAATCAAGGTCTGACTTATCTCTGTTAGCCTTACGATGAGCTTTATAATGTGGGAATATACTCTTACGCCAATAAGAAGGAC